AGCAGTTGTTGGGGCATAGTCAGCTTCCGCACCCTTAATTCTTGCCTCTGCGCCAGTTTTAAGTGCTTCCTGATTGGCTTTTTGTAGGTCAGCAGCCGCCTTCTGAGTTTTGGCTAGTGCCTCAAGTTCTGCACGACCTTCTGGGGATTGCAACAAAACAGGTGCAATGCGTTCATAGTCGAGCCTGAACTCTGCTGGCTTGTACCCCGTAACAGCAGAACGCAATGGGTATCCTTGTTCATCAACTTCAGGAACAGTCGCAGCAGATTGTCCTGAGATTGTTTCTGGGGCCATCATCAAGTTGGATGAGATCAACTGTCTAGCCTGTTGACTTCTAGCCAATGACTCAATACCCATCTGGCGTTGACGCAATTCATCCTGACGCTTTAATGCCTGATCACTCAAATTAGTCAATTGCAAAGCCAATTGGGTATTACCCATGTCACTTGCTCTTTGAGCCGCTTGAGCAATTGATTGAGGATCATTGATGTTCAATCCTCTGGTCAACTGTTGTTGCTGTCTGATTCTGACCAATTCTGGGTCTTCTACACCCATCAAGCCACCCAAGGCTTGTCCTACTTGTTGACCAGCACGATACAACCCAAAAGTAGCTTGTGCCCGTGGGTCTTGTTGAGCAAATGCCATTGCTTGGCTTTGTTGTGCCAAGTCACGCTGTTGCTGGTATGCCTCTGGAGTTATACCGAACAAACCTCCAACAATATCTGTTGCCATGACTACTCCTTAGAAATTAGTGTTGGTGTCAAGTTGGCGGGTATTGGTTCCATAACCTGCGCCACTATTTAACCACTGTGCCAATGCTTGTTGCGCTTCAGGGCTATTTGCCAAGCCTGTCAATGCAGTTCCAAAAGGACTAACACCAGATGCCGCCTGAGTCGTTCTAGCACCCAACAGACCACCTTGCAACAAGGTTTGTCCAACATTAGCACCAGCCTGGGCAGACCTGCCACCCAACTGTGCGCCAATATCCAAAGGTGCTTGACCCAAAGACTCAAGTGATGAACCCACGCCAACACCAGTGCTGAAGGGTGCATAAGCACCCGTTAAGCCTTGCGTGTAGCTTCCTAGCAAACCAGCACCAGAGCCTAGCAAACCAGCGCCAAACTGAACCTGTTGTTGACCAGCTTGAGTTGCCTGTGCCGCCAATGCTGCATCTTGTTGGGCCAAAGCGTTGTAGTATGCCTCCATTTCAGGAGATGCCGCACCCAAACCACTAGCACCACTTGGACGAGTGCCAGTAGCGCCAACAGACAATCCACCACGACCTGTTTGAAACAACTGGTTTTGCAACTGAGCCAATTGACGCTCACGGCTAGGAGCCAACAAGTTCTGTTGCTTTGCCATGTAGTCAGCGGCAACTTGTTCAGGAGACTGAGCCAAATACTGTTGACCCAAACCAAACAAACCTTGTGCGCCAGCAGTCAAAGGAGCATACCGACCAGCAGCCTGTTCTGCCTCAGTCAAGCCTTGACCAGATAAAGCCATGATGCGATCTTGCATCGCTTTGAGTTCTGGTGTTAACTGATAACCAGCACTTGTCAATTGACCAGTTGTAGGATCAAACCCAAACTGTGATGCACCAAAACGAGTGGTAACGCCAACAGGACGAAACCTCTGAGCCTCTGCCGCTGTTGCCGCTGCATCTTTCATTGCTTGAGCAGAGATTCTTGCCGCCTCTACATTGGCTTGGTTGGTCAACAAACCACCAGCAGCACTTACTCCAGCACCAATTAATCCTTTTGTAACATTTGGATTTGATTGAAAAAACTTCAATACATTTCCAATTGTTAACCCAGATTGCTTTGCTGTTTGTTGTGCCGATTGACTGAGTGCGGCATACGCATCACTTATTTCTTCAGTACCGCCAGCTTCTTTCGCCAACTGATAAATCAATTGCTGTTCTTCAGGAGTGTAATTAAAAGGAGTGGTGTCCTCTAGCTCAGTCGCAGGAGCATTCATCTCTTCATCATAGGTTGCCATATTTCCTCCAGTATTTCCAGTAATCGGTGTTTGTTGTGTTGGTGTGGGTATATCAAACCCAGATGTGTCCGAAATGTCTTGTGTGGTGTCAAATGCAGTCGTATCTGTTGGAATAGATGGAGATGTTAGTGATCCTATAGATACACTTTTAACAGCGCCAGTAACTGCATTTTCAAGATTTTGACCAGCAATTAAATTTCCAGCAGTGCTTTGTGCAAGTTGTCCAGTAAGTCCACCACCAGCGGAGCCAGAAATATCTAATCCATCTGCACCAACAACACCACCAACTGCTGCGCCTTTTGCAATATTTTCAGCTATTTTGTCAACAGGAGTGCCTCCAACTGCTTGAAAAATTGCAGATGATCCAGCAGCGCCCAATAGACCGCCACCCAGTTCAGCAGCTAATGGCCCTCCAAAAAGCATTGCCGCATAAGGAGCAAAATCTTTAGCCCCTTTTGCAATTTGATCCCAGAAAGCGCCTTGTGTTGGTGCTTGATAAGTTACTTGTTTAGAAAAATCTTGAACTGGTGCAACTCGTCCTGTTTTTGGATCAACATATACATATAAATCAAGTAATCCACCAGCCTCTTGATTATATTTTTTAACAGTTGAAATATCATCCCGTCCAGGTACAGACTGAAGCGTTCCAGCCCTATTTCCATTTGGGTCTATTAGAGCGTATTGAGTACCAGTTTTGCCATCTTCATAAGATACATCTTGCTTTTCAACAGTAGCTTCACCACTTTGGATAGTATTTAAATATCCAGCCAATTGCGGAGACATTCCAACCCATTGTTGGCCTGAAACATCTTGACCTTTATACGGAGAAAAGTATTGACCAGTAATGTTTTTTTCTGGCTCAGTTAATGTAAAACCATTTGATGTTGGAGTTAGATTCAGTGTGGCATTGAAGTATCCACCTTCTTTTTCATTCCTTAGCTTAGGAATAGTAAATTCACCTTCTTTTGTTCCCTTTTGTAAGGTGAAAAGTGTTTTTGGTTTTTGGTTATAGCCAATGATTCTGTCATCAGCATCTGTAATTGGGTCTGGAATTGTCTCTATTTTAGAAACAATATTCCCTCTGGAATCTATGTAAGCATTCCCAGACTGCAAGTCTGTAAACGCTTTTCCAAAGGTAGCGTTTTTAGAAATTAATGTATCTAAAGCAGACATTACACAGTGCCGTTAGCCACAATGTTGCCCAACACAGTCAGGTTTCCAGAACTATCAATCTTCATTACATCAGTTCCTGAGTAACGAATAAGTAGATTAGAACCACTCTCAACAAAGCTGAAGTTGGTGAATGTTCCATCTGCCTTAGTTGCAATGGCAGTAGCAATGTTAGTGAACTCAGCATCAATCTCAGTTCCCTTGACAACTTTGCTTGCATTCCCTGGCGACAAATTATCTTTAGCCGCAAAGTTGGTGGTTTTGGTGTAATTTGCCATGTTTCTTCCTTAAACCAGTTTGCCATTCTTGGCTTGAATCTCAATCTTTTGAATGCTCACAGGATACCCATTGATCTGCACTTCATAACCCGTTTGCACAGTCTTGCCAGAACCAGTTGTTTGACCAACTAATGTCTGCAAAGAAATGCCATCTGAGTAGTATGCAACAGGAACACCATTTGATCCATATTCAGCAGTTCCATACTCAGACACTGTTGACTGAGGAATTTGCAATGTGGTGGAGTAATATTGACCAGAGAAGTCATATCCCCACTTGATAATGAAGCCTTGGTTTGAGCCACCAATTACCACTACAGCAACACGCTTCAGGATGGATGTGACATTGGGTAGTCCCAAATCAGCATAAGTCGTAAAATACTGTAGGCGATATGTGCTTGTATGGTCAAGATATGTTCCATACTTACCAACATAACCATTCTTGCCAATCAACAAGTCTCCATTGCGTTTAGAAAGAAAAGCCGTTGGAGTGATTGAATCCCACACAGTTATGCGTGAAGAACCATCTTGCAAAGCCGCCTTGGTGTCAAAGCAATAAGTCTGGGTTGCAGTTGGGAAGTTAATCAAGTAGAAAGCATTTGACTCTGAGTAGACTGCTTTGATGTTTGCCAATGTCTCAGCATTCACAATTGCCATCAAGTCATTGCGGACATTCTTAGACAAGTCACGCAAAGGAGCAGACTTTTCCTGGATGGTTCTGAGCAATGAACGCACACCACTGTTTGACAAGAAAACCACATCACTGCCTGTGTTGGCAATGGAGTCCCTTGCAATGCAACCAATGTTGCTAATGGTGTCACTCAGTGTCAAACTTGATGGGGTAGTTGCATTTGCATAAATCAGAATTTGACGCTTGCCAAAGATAAACAAGAATCCATTGTGTGCTGCCAATCCTGTGATCTCATCAGACCCATTGGGCCATACCCGTGAAATATCCAAAGAACCAGCAGTTCCTGTTGACCAGATGTGCCCTGCAAGCAAGTCAGAGAAGTAGACAGTTACAGTGTCAGAAGTGCTACTAGCAGTCCATAAACGACCATAGGCAGAGATAACAATGTTTGTTTGAGGGACAGTGGCAACATAACCAGTTTTCTCGCTGACACGCCTGTATGTAGTGGTGCTTACAGCAGGGTCATAGATCAGTGGGTCATAACCCGTCTGAAAGAAATATGTGATTCCATTCAGAGAAGCACAATGCCAGTTGCTTGCAGTAATAGTGGGGCCAGTGCCACCTCCACCATAGGTCAACTCAGTAACAGTAGCGCCACTCAGTTTAAACAGCTTGTTGTTTCCAGCAAACAGAATAGTCAAAGTTCCATCAGTCTGCACTAACTCATGGATGACTGTTACATTGTTTGCACCAAGGTTCCCAGAGGATGTGTTAACCCTTGAAAAGCCTTTGCGAGAGCCAATACGACCATACTGGTCAATCACGCAGTTTGTGGCAATCGCAGCATATCCAGCCGCTAAATCAAGCGGAGAGTCTTGTGTATTGAGTCCAAAGAAGCCTGGAGCCGATACAGAAAAGGTCTGGATTTGTTGGCTCATTGTGGTACAAATTGCTGATTTTCTGGATACCGATTTGCCTCTAAAGCAATGTAATCGGAGAGCATGGATCGGAATAGTGTGTATGCCTCTGATGAAGATAATCCACCATCTTCACCACGCTCAACCAATGCCCTGGCATACGCACCTTGAGCAACAACTACATCAGACACAAGGACAACAGTGCTATTAGATGCTAAAGTTGCTTGAGGTATCGTTAGACTGAATTTCAGAGTGTATACGCCATTAGGGATTGGAAATAAAGTTACTTTTGTATCGTAAGAAGCGTCTACTCCATCAAAAGAAAATTCTGTTGGAATTGAGTTGACCAGGGGTAAAAAGTTCTGTTTTCGGTTCATGTCCACAAATGTGATGTTGGTTAATCCAACATTACTAGTTGTGTTGATGGCATCAAGCACTTGGAACTTCTGACCAGAACCTGTTAGTGAATATGTTGGAGTTGAGGCCACAGTAGTCACAGTAATGGTCTGTCCCAACGCATTCCAACCATACGAATCTTCAACTTGACGCTTTGCATCATTTACAAACTTTGCAATCAAAGTGGAATAGGTAGTTTCGTTGTAAGTGGTGACCACAGGCTCTCTGAGTCGCACCAAAACATCGTTTACAAGTTCTAGGAATGTCATGTTCTAGTCAACCCTTCTTCTTCAATGGTAACTACTACCGAAAAGGTAGATGC